ATTACCAAGGCTGCTTGGAGCTTAAAGATCGACTTAATTGTAATCAATTACGCAAGAAACTGGCGTCTCTATTGAGAAACAATTATAGCGCTGGTTGTCTAACGCTTGAACCTACTCATAATCGAGAAGCGTCTGAGTTCTACTCTATGAAAATAGACACTCGTGTGAGTGGACCGTGGTTATTCCCGCTTAATGGCAGAGTATACACGGGATCTGACCTTGTAGGTCTTAATGAGTTTTACCCGTGGCAGAAAACTATAATGTCTTTTCTTATGAAAGACCCAGACCCGCGTAAGGTCTTTTTAGTTAATGACCATAAGGGCAATTCAGGAAAAAGTACGTTTGCGAAGTATTTGTGTTATTATCACAAAGCCTTTATGGTGCCTGCTGGACTTTCAAGTTCGCAGCTAATCGCAAGCTTAATTAACGCCGGTCCGAGAAAAATTTATATCATTGATTTACCTCGGAATACCTCTAAACAAGAATTGGATAGATTCATTTTCTCTATCGAGAGCTTGAAGACGGGAAACTTATCAAGTGCATATTACGGCGGGGCAAAAACCCTCCTTATGGACCGTCCTCATGTCTTAATAACGTGCAATACGCTACCAGACTTACGTGTATTGTCATACGACATGTGGTCGATTTATGAGATTATTCCGTCTGATAAGCGGGCACAAGAGCAAGATTTGTATGCATTATTATTGCTCCAAGAACGTGCTAGATCCGCAGAGCGTAAGGCTCGTTCTAGTGAACTAATACCTTAATTCACACATGTACATAATTATTATTATATATATCTTTATTAATTTAGTTTTGATGAATGACGGTTCGTAACCTCTCCTAAAAAACTAATATAAATTTTACTTTGAAACACGGAGGAAAATTTCATGGTTAAATTTGGTGGTCTTCCTGGGGCCAGAGTATCAAGCAAATCTGGCCGCACAAACGTAATGCAACCTGCTAGTGCAGTTGCAGACTTAACAAACAGAAGACGTGCACGTCGTCGTGCTAAATCTGAGGCCTTAAAAATAGCAGAACAGGCTCTCAAAGATTCGCGTATTGGTAGTTCAGCCGTAGCAGGAATGCTGGCTCAGAAAGAGCGTAATCACGGTGTTTCGGGAGTACGTTCACTACCAGAAGAAGCTTTATCTCGCGGCGCTGAGAAACTCTATCAGCACGTTAAAACCAAGACTGGTTATAAGCGCCGCACTACGTATGGACGCCCGTCGTCTAAAGTAGAGATTCCTGATACTCATTATGAATCTGATTTCCTTGGTCAGGGGCACCACGCCCAAAAGGATTATTCTAAACCAGTGCGCTTGCACTTCTCCGCGCACCATGGTAAGTGGAGTAGAATGCTAGCAAAGCACAAGGAGATGTACCCTAGAAGAAATTACTCGTACTTGGATAATGCGCAAGGCGAAGCAACCGAAGAGAAAAGCTTAGCGTCTCGTTTGCAAAATTCGTATTATTCGACATGCGGAATAAACCGTTCCGGCATCTTCCAACCTTGGGCTGTTCTTGAGAATAACGTCCTAAATGGCGGTCTCAACGCTAAGGAACCAGTTACCGATGTGAACAGTCCCGTGGCTAACCGCGGGGACTTACAGCAGTCCATGCAATGGGGCTTGGGTAACGGCGACTCTTGGCTTAAATTCTTTAAAGAGACGGTCGGCGGAATAGGAAATACATACGCAAAGGTTCCCTTTAAGCCTTTCCTGATTCCGGATGGTGCTCAGACGGTACTCTACCCCGTTAATGAACTTCGTAAAAATTATGAATTCATTAACTCGAACAAGTTTCTTCCACTGTATATGTCAATTTACATTGTGACCCCAAAAGAGGACTTGCCTTTCAGAGACTGTCCTTTTAAATCTTGGTATGACCCAGCTGATGTTGGCGATCCGTTAACCGGCAATCTACCAAGTGGTACGTCAATAGTGGACGGTTACCTTATGAATCCGTTTTACTCATATCCTGTAATAAACGATGCATTAAAGGGCACATCACAACCGGCGGAGACCAACTATCTATATACTGTTGCGTCGGAGACGAGTGTTGTTCGAGACGCTACTCCGTATCTCTCAGAGAAATTTAAGGAGAAGTGGCGTGTTGTGGACGTAAAACCAGTGTATCTCCAAGCCGGACAATCTGTTACACTGGATATGACATTGTTTCTTCATTCTATGACAGATATGAAACGTGTCGTTCCAATGGATCCTGAGAATCTTCCTCAGAACGCGACCTCTAACTGGGCGACGTATCAATACCCTTTTGGGTCGACTACGTTCTCGACCCATCCTTACTCTAATTGCTTTTACAAAGATCTTACTTACATCCCAATGGTTAAGTTCTGGGGTGAAGAGGTTGTGGCTTATGATCAACATGCAATTGAAGTCGATGCCGGTGCATCGAAAATGAGATCAGCCTCAGCCGTATCTGGTCCGTGTTCGATTAGAGCGAAAATTACGAAAGATGAATTTATTTGTCATTCTAACAATGAATTTCTCCGTAATTTTCAGGACGAGATTAGCGAGAAGTCAGCGACTTCAGGCTTCGTGGTTTCAGCCCGTGAAATTACTGACTCTAAGTATTTACTGTCCGATAATTGGGCTAATGTAAATGGTCAGGGAAATTTGTTAGGGAAAGTCCAACGTTGGAACAATGCGACTACTGCTTGGACTGACATAACCGATACGACTGCCGACCACCAGTTCTACCGCTGGGAGGTTGACATTTCTACGGATCGTAACGCTCCGCAGGCAACAGGACCTCAAGTCCAAAAGGAGTCGAGCGAACCAACTCCGTAGGAACGTGAGCTAAAGGTAAAAAAGTTATTTAATTTCTTCTAAATATCTTGACCCAAATCCCCTATATCGTGTATAATATATATAGGGGTTTAAAAACCAAATATTTCGACCTTGAAAATCGATTATTTGTCTTATTAAATCTTAATAATTAAAAGTATGAAGACTAAAGGTAAATCGTACTTCGCGTGGAGTTTTACTTATCAAGAAACCAAAGATCTTCCTTTTTCCCAGGAGGATTCTGTCAACCCGAGTGGTAAAATATTGGGGGACGAGATTGATCTCGAACGTGCTTTATTGCATATCAAAGTTGCAAAGTACGTATTCCAGCTAGAGAAAGGAGAATCTGGTAGATACCATTACCAAGGCTGCTTGGAGCTTAAAGATCGACTTAATTGTAATCAATTACGCAAGAAACTGGCGTCTCTATTGAGAAACAATTATAGCGCTGGTTGTCTAACGCTT